TGTACGTGTGCTTCTATACGAGAGCTTTTTCCACAGCGGTATTCTAAGTCTGGCCCGCCAACCTTATGTGTTGGAATGTTTTGCCTGTATGTGATGTTCTAGCAATGCCTGTTTGAGCTTGTCTGATCCGCCTACTCTAACATTAATGATTCCATTATAGTAATCATCTGTTTCAAGTACTCGCCTGTCAAATTGTTCTCGTGCCTCTATGTAGGACATTTCGCCCCTACCTTTACATAGGTATAATATTTCTCTTGTAAATTTGTCTTCGCCTAGTTCAGCAACATCTGCGTTTAGTCTGTCACTGGATCCCCAGTAAGTTCGCCAATCGCTTTCTTTGGTGCCGCGTCTTTTATTTTTTTTGCCTTTTAAGGGTGGCTTAGTGGTTTTAAATTTTGCTAGTTTCTTGCCTACGTACTTCTGATCTGTAGTGGTATTTGTGATGAGATAAACAAATCCTTCGTATTCGTCTGGTATATTATCTATCTCTTTGCCTTCATAAGTCCACTGCATCAATGTACTTATTGTTTGCCTTGTTTTTCAGCCTCTTTCTTGATACTATAGTCATCGTGTATCTCATCCATACGTTCTTTTGCAAGTTTACGTATTTCACGTAACCAACGTCTGCTGGCTGCGTGAGTCCTGTGAGACTTACGTGACTCAAATGCCTCGCTTGCCTTAAAATATTCCATGTAAGCCTGTGTTAACTTATCATGTGTGTCGTCATCTATCATTCTACAACTTCAACATCATTCTCGTAACTAGTAAATCCGTTTTCTTTTACAACTTTTAGTATGTGATTAACTCTACCTACAAGCTCGTCTTTGTGTGAGATAAGGTAAATGTTTTTCTGTCTTTCACGTGCCATCTTCTTAAGAACACTTAATGAACTTTCAACGCCAGCAGTGTCCATACCACTATCAATTAATTCATCAATAAACAACAAGTTGATATTTTGATATAAACTTTCCCAAACATCTCTAAATGCAAACGACAATCCTAAGATAAGCCTGTTACGTTCGCCTCTTGACAAGTTGTCAAAGTCTAAGTCTTGACCTAATTGTGTAATTTCAACATTTAAATCATTTTGAAATACAACTTGATGTGGAAGACCTAGTTTATCTAAGTAATAAGTTAGCCTGTTGTTAAGATACATTAGATTTTGTTCAATAATTTTCTTACGAATAAAACTATCTTTATTTGTAAGTAGTTTCAACAAAAAGTCTTGATGTTCTTTGTACGATGTAAGATCATTAACTGCTCCCCAATTAATTTCTTGTATAGCACTATTGTTTAGTTCGTCAATCTGTGCTTGGTATGGGTCTTGTTCGTCTTTCTTAGACTCCCAAGCAGTAGTTAAACTATCAACATTTTGTCTATGCTCGTATGCTTCTTTAGCAGTTTCATAAAATGTATTAGGCTTTCCGTTAATATCACCAATTTCTTTAAGTGCTTTTAGTACCTCTTCTAGTTTACCAGCAACTTCGGTTTGATATGCAGTTGCATCTTCAAGTTCTTTTTGTTTTTTAGTTTCAATTTCTTTTTTCTTATCTGCATGAAGTTCTTGACCACAAGTGTAACATGTTGCTCCGTCTAAATCTGTAATATCTTTTTGAGCTTTATCAACACTGTTAGTAGCACGTAGCAATGCTGAATCAAGTGTACTTTTTTCTTTGTTAAGAGCTGTAATCGCTTTATTATGCTCATTCCAATTTGCAAGTTTTTCATGTGAATCAAGTTCACTTTCGATATCTAAGTGTTCTAATTCGTCGATTGCTTCACGTAGTTTTACTATATCAGTTGTACGTTTAGATAACCAAGCCTTTTGATTACTCTGCAAACTACTAATAGTTGTTTCAATCTTACTGTTAGCAGATTGAATTGCTTCAATCTTTAACGTTTCTTGTGTAATTGAATCTTTAGTCTGCTTAACTTGTTCTTTTAAATTATCAGCCTTTTCAGAAAGTATAGTAATACCTAATAATTGCTCAATAATAGCACGTTGATCGTTAGTACGCATTGCAAGGAACGGTTCTGAATATGTATTCAATGCAACAATATGCTTAAACATATCATGCGACATGCCTAGCAAAGTATTTAGGTATTCTTGTGTTTTTCTACTGTCACCTTGTGACTCATCTTCAACCTGTTCTTCATTATTAATAAAAAACTTAAAGAATGTAGGAGAACGACCTCGTTCAATTCGATATTGATTACCATCTTTTTCAAAATCAAGACTAACTACCATACCTTTTGAATTAGTTTTATTAATTAAGTTATTGCGTTTGATATTTGTAAGTGCTGTACCGTATAGTGCATAGGATAATGCGTTAATAATAGTAGTCTTACCAGTACCATTACGTGATCCGCTATCATCGCCTCCTTGATCTAGATTCTCACCAAGTACTAAGGTTAGTTTTTCTTTGTTAAAGTCTACGGCCTGGGTTTGATTGCCCACACTCATGAAGTTTTTTACGGTTAAATCTTTAATACGTATCATAAGTCAGTATATATGTCCAATAGCATTTTTTTATTAAAGTTATCACTATCAATTGCTGTAATTTCTTTAGATACTATTTCGTCAACACTTTCAAATGCTGTAATATCTAAGTCTGTAGTAATTTCTTCGATTTGTTTTTGTGGTATTAGTGTAATTTCGCGGCAGTTGTGTTGACTAATATAAGTTTCTTTAATAAACTGTGCTTCTTCGTAACTAATCGGCACATCAATAGTAACACGTAAGTACATCTTAGGCTTAATAACATCTGAATTTGGATCTAATAACTTACTAAGTGTAGTTGTTCGATATTTAGGACAGTTCCACCAGTTAATATATTCAGGTTCTTTGTTATTTTCACGATCAAGTATCATCATACCACGTTCGTCATCCCATGCATCCGCATAGTTGTGAGGAAATGCATTACCAATATAATGTATCTTGCCTTGTACTTGACGTTTGTGGAAATGTCCACTAAAAACGTATTCTTGATGCTTAAAGTGTTGCGGCCGCAAGTCTCCATGATCAGGCATTTGTACCATAGCATTCATATAAAAGCTAGGTAACTCAAAATGACCAAACATATACTTAGATTTTACTTTTTCTATCTTTTTCCATTCGTCGCCAACTAACCAAGGCACTAGTGTAACATCATCTTCAGTATACATTTCATCAACAAATGTAATACCATCGATATGTTTACCGAATATAGTAGAACTTACATCACGTTTGTCTTTATAATACAGATCGTGATTGCCTACAAACATATAAAACTTATCAAATGCTTTACCTAGTTTTTCTAAACTACGAATAGTTGCATCCATAGTAGTTAGATTAAGACTGTTTCTATTATGATGCCAATCTCCGCAGAAGATGCCGGTCTCACAACCGTTCTTTTGTGCTTGTTCGATGTACCAGTCTACAAATTCTTCACAATCATTGTTGTGAACTTTACTATTACCTTTTAATCCAAAGTGGATGTCAGTAAAGACGGCTGCTTTCTTAAACAAAATGAATTCTCCATACTATTAACAATATATTACTATCTTTTTAGTCTAATGTCAAGTTTTTTTGGTGGCTTTGTTTGCTATATCATGCTCTCGCTTCATAGCAGCTTCCCATTCAGCATTATGTTGTCTAGTATAACTTGGATTCATGTCGTTCATTTCTAAAATATCATCTCTGATATTTTGATTACGTTTTTCTAAATTAATGACACGTACAAAACTGTTAGTAACTGCGGCTGTGTAGTATGCAAAAGGATTATTAGACTTACTTTCGTCAAACTGCAATCCAATTTGTGCTAACTGTAATATTGCTTGCCCACGCATTTCGTCATTGTAAGTGTATCCACGTACATTACCTCTAGTTGCGTATCGTTCACACAGTTTTATCCACATACGAGCAAGTTCATTTGTTGCTTTAGCGTGTTTCATACTAAAGTGGCCGTTTTCCATGCCGCCTTCCCAATGGCTTTTACCAATTAACACTAATTCGCCTTCGTCGTTAAACTTGTAATGCTGAAATGGAGGAAAATTTAGTTTAACTTTAGTGTCTGCTATTGTTTTAGGGTTCTTTTTACGTCCCGGCTCTTCTGGAATATGATCAAATGTCATAATACGGAAAATCAGTTCTTCTTTTGTAATCTTTCTATAATCTACTTCGCATTCTGCTTGTTTTACTTTTTCCCCAGCTAATTTTCTAGCCTCAAAGTCTGCCAATGTTAATCTTTTTGCTTTATTTCGCTTCGCTTCTGCAATAGTTCGTATATTAATTTTAGCAGTATCGAGTAATATAATGTCATATTGATTGTAAGTCGGCTCTATAAAACTACAAAAAGCACTTTTTGACTTGTGTATTTCCTTTAGCATGTCTTTATTGTTAAGATAATTTTTTCTTCGCATTAATTTCTCCAAGTTATTACTCTATTATAAACTACGTATATAATTTTGTCAACTAAATAATAGTATAATAGGAGAACTAATTATGGCATTCGGCGACAAACTCAAAGGCGTTGTTCAATCTAATGTTAAGAACTTTACAAGCGACATTGAAAACAAGGCTTCAAAATTTGGCAATAATCTTGTTAACAATGCTCTTGATAATGCTTTGGGCGGCGGCGCTGCAAGTATATTAAAGTCATTACTTGGAGGACCATCATCTAACCCAACATTAAAAACAGAAACTGCTGCACAGCCTCCTGGCACTAGTAGCGATTGGCGAGTCCGATTAAGCATACCGTCAACAATGCCTAAAGATGGTATACTTAAACCACTTGACGCAACTGACGGATTAGTTTTTCCATATACTCCTACAATATTAATTCAGCATTCAGCTAATTACGATGCAATGCATCCTACACATAGTAATTATCCTTTTCCACAGTACCAGAACAGCCAAATTGACGATATTGTTATTACAGGCGACTTCTTTTGCGAAAATGCAGTAGATGCACAGTATTGGGCAGCTACGCTTCATTATCTAAGAAGTGTTACTAAAATGGCATACGGAAAAAGTGCAAATGCTGGTGCACCACCGCCTATCGTATTTTTAAATGGGTACGGAGATTTTGTATTTCCAAATGTTCCGGTTATTATTAAAACATTTAGTGTTGACTTACCTGCAGATGTTGACTATATTAAAACTCAAGTTGACGGCACTGTACAAGTTGATAGCGAAGGTACAACAGTAAGCGGACTTAGCGAAGGGTGGGCACCGGTACAAAGTCAAGTTATGATAACATGTACACCAATATACTCAAGAGCAAAAACATCACAGTTTAGTCTTGATAAGTTTGTTAAAGGTGATTATCTTGGTAATGGAGGATTTATCTAATGGCATCTTACGGAGCTACAAGCCCATATGGCAAAACAAGAATTACTAGAGGAAGTTTAAATGTATTACAAATACGTCCAATTCCTAAAAGTGATTCTGACGTATTATATGAAGTACAACCGCAATTTACACACAGGCCTGACTTATTAGCATTCTCAGTTTACGGAACACCTAAACTTTGGTGGGTTTTTGCACAAAGAAATATGGATGTATTAAAAGATCCCGTATTTGATTTAGAAGCTGGGATTAAAATATTTTTACCACAACAGAATCAATTACAGAAATTTTTAGGATATTAATTAAATGGCATTTGGTAATTTTAGACCTACAAAACTTGCGCAACAGAGTTTAGATCTTGTAAGAGGACAGGGCGAAAACCTTTTGAATGATGTAGTTGCACAAACAGGGTTACAAAATGCTTCAGATCTTGTAAACACTGGAATTAGTGTCGTTGATAAATTTACATCAGGTGCCGGACTTGATGTTGGAAGTTTAATACCAGATTTAGACATCAACGGCATAAAAGCAGGAATTGAAAGCATAGTTTCGAAACAAGGCGTAGAAGCACTTGCACAAAGTTTAACGCCTGACAGTCCTTTAGGATCAACAGAAAATTTACTAAAATCTTTTGCAAGTTATAATTACAATCTTACTTTTGCATGTTTAACAGTTAACGAACTTAATTTTCCTGATAGCACATATAGAGTAAGAGATCCACAAGTAACAGTATTACGTTCAGGCGGCGGCGCCCCAGGCAAAGCAATGACAGCTTACGAAAGTGAAACTGCTCAATTAGAATATTTTATTGATGACTTTACAGTTGGATCTGTTATTGCTCCTACTACTGAAACTAGAAGTTCAAATGCAACTAGTTTCAGCTTTACTGTACACGAACCTTATAGTATGGGTTTGTTTTTACAAACTTTAATGATTGCTGCAAATAAAGCAGGTCATCAAGATTATTTAAAAGCACCTTGGGCTATGATAATTGACTTTATAGGTTGGGACGATGCAGGTAATAAGTTAGCTCTTGGAGCAAACGTAAGAAGAGTTTTTCCTTTAAAATTAGCAAATGTTGAATTTGATGTTAATGCTGGCGGAAGTGCTTATGCTGTTGAAGCATTTGCTTGGAACGAACAAGCCCAAACAACTAACACACAAACTATACCAGCAGACGAAAAAATAAGTGGAAGTAATTTATTAGAAATTTTGCAAACTGGACCTGAAAGTTTATCAGCAATATTAAACAAACGTGTACAAGAAAATGCACAAGATAGTCAAGCGCCGATTAACAAAGATGAAATAGTAATTATGTTTCCAAAAGAATTAACTTCTAGTTTAGGATTAGCAAACGTAGCCGGAACCGGTAGTGCAGAGAAACCTGCAATGACTATTGAAGAATATTATATATCTTTAGGACAATCAGGTACCGAAGATGATTTTAATGAATTACTTGAACAAGGTGAAGATCAATATCAACAGTATTTGTTAACTACAGTTTCAAATAATAATATTGTTGCAGCTATACGTCGAGTTGCTGAAAATGAATCAGCAGTAAATGCTATAGGAAAATCAACTCCGGCAAAATCTATGGCTGAAGGAGGCGCAACTCCGTTTGGTAGAGAAGTATTCGCAGTTGATAGTAAAACCGGAGTTTATCGAGCTGATAAAATTCAAATTTCAAATGAATTTAAGACATTTCAATTCCAACAAGGAACTAGTATTGAGCAAATTATCGAAGAACTTGTAATTCTAAGTTCTTATGGTAGGGCAGCAGCACAAGCACAGCCCGACAGTGACGGCATGATTCCTTGGTATAGAGTACAAACACAAACATTTTTAGTACCTGATCCTGAAGTACGTAGACGTACTGGAGAAAATCCTAAAGTTTATGTGTATGCTGTAGTTCCTTATAAAGTACACTCTAGTGTGTTCTCTAATACTACACAACCGTCAGTAGGAATTGAAAAACGAAAAGCACAGGCTGCAAAAACGTATGACTACATTTACACTGGACAAAATGACGATATACTTGACTTTGAAATTAAATTTAATAATTCATTTTATAAAGCATTAGGGTCAAATATAAATGGTAGTGGCGATTCTAGAAATGCATCTAGAGACGGTGCATCTAATCCTAATAATGCAAACTTTGACGCAGCAGACGGAGTTGATGCTCCGTCATACGGCGGCGATGCTTCGGTTAAAGAAACACACGACGGATTAAGTACTGGGCAAACAGGAGGCAGTGATAGTAATAGTCCTGAAGTCCAGGTTGCAAGAATGTTTAACGAAGCAATTGTAAATAATGGTGTAGATATGCTTACTATGGATATTACAATAATAGGAGATCCGTATTATCTAGCAGACAGCGGAGTAGGAAATTATAGTAGTCCACCATTAGCACAAGCCTATACAGTAGACGGAACAATGGATCATCAACGAGGAGAAGTCGAAGTTAACGTTAATTTTAGAACTCCAGTAGATTATCAAAACGGAGAAATAGTTTTTCCAAGTGTAGATAAGAATGTTACAATTGGTGCGTTTAGCGGATTGTATAAAGTTATCACTGTAGAAAACAGTTTTACTGGAGGTAAATTTACACAAGTATTATCCTTACTTAGAAGAAATAATCAAGACGAAAACGAAGGATCAGGCACTCCGGATAATACAAGTGCAATTGCACCAACGAAAAGCGATAACACTAGTAATACTGACACTGGAAATCCAGTAACAACAGCAAATACCCCACCGCCAGGAACAGGAACAGCACCAGCAGCATCAGGAACAGAACCGGCAGTAACACCAGCAGCAACGCCGGCAGCAACACCGGCGGCTACTCCAACAGCAACAGTAAGTAGATCAAATGTTGATGTTTGGGGTTTTCAGAATAGAACATAGGAAAGTAAATGGCAATTGACGGACGTCCAAGACAACAAAATATAGTAAGAAATCCAGGACCATATGAAGCTATCGTAGTCTCTCATCTTGATCCAAAACGTATGGGTACATTACAAGTTGAGTTACTGAGAAATAGTACATCAGGTAATCAACCAGAACGTTCAGGACAAATTGTTGCTGTAAAATATACAAGTCCGTTTGCCGGAGTAACGCCCATAAGCGGAAATAGTACTAAAGAAGATTTTTCAGGAACACAAAAGTCTTATGGTATGTGGATGGTACCGCCAACTCCCGGAACAAGAGTTCTTGTAATGTTTGCTGAAGGTAATATTGCAAGAGGTTACTGGATAAGTTGTATACATGACACTTATATGAATTGGATGACTCCTGATCCGTGGGCAGGTTCAGAATATAACAATCAAGAACAAGGACGACCACTACCTGTAGGAGAATATAACAAACGAACTACTTCCACAGTTGGAACAGATCCAAATGTATATATTAAGCCAGTCAATACAGATTTTTATAAAACTCTTGCAAAGCAAGGTTTAGTTGATGATCCAGTTAGAGGACCTGCAAACTCGTCCAGTCGTCGAGAAGTTCCGTCTCATATATTTGGAATGAGTACTCCAGGACCTCGAGATAAAAGAGAAGGTGCACCTAAAGGTCCAGTTGGTCCACAAGAAGCAAGAACACAAACATTTAGCAGTGTACTTGGCGGTTCTAGTATTGTAATGGACGACGGCGACGAAAGAGAAATAAGAAACAGCTATGCTACACAAGGTGCTAAAGAATATACAAACTTAGTAGATGATAGAGATGCAACTACAGGTATAAAAACCATTCCTAAAGGCGAATGTATGAGATTTAGAACTCGTACAGGGCATCAAATATTAATGCATAATTCAGAAGATTTAATTTATATTGGTAATGCTAATGGATCGTCGTGGGTTGAACTAACAGGTAACGGTAAAATTGATATCTATGCACAAGATAGTATTAGTATTAGAACAAATGTTGATCTTAATATTAGTGCTGATAGAGATATTAATATGACTGCTGCTAGAGATATTAATTATAATGCAGGTAGAGATTATAAATTAACAGTTGGCCAAAATAGTGACTATAAAGTCGGTGCTAAACATAATATGGAAATTGGCTCAGATGAAAATCATTATGTAGGTGCATCGCAAAAAATATTTGTTGGAGCAGCAGGAGACTTAGTAGTAACTGGCGCA